AGGAGGTACACGACTTATGTCCTGAGTTAGTTAACACAGATGCCGAAGGATATTTATCTGTCAACTATACAGACACACATACATTACTTATATTATCTTTACAGAAGCGTATTGCAGAACTAGAAAGAAAATTAAATGCCAACTAATTGGGATAGTATTCCTGCGTTAAAAATCATTACTGCCGAGAATATTACCGACGGAATTAATGACTTTAAATTAGTGCCTAGAGAGAACGCTATGTCTATGGGTGCTCCTAAGAGGGCTATGAGTATGACTAGGATGGCTGGAACTTTCTGGTTTGATACTAGTAATCCGTATTATAATGCAAAATTTAATTCTCCTTCAAATCCAACAGGACTTCAATTAGTAGCAAGGCAAGATATAACCCCATTTAGACCTAATATTGGATTAGAGGCAAGGACTATATTGCCTGCTGCTTATGCTGCATTAAATAATGCCGATAAAGCAAATTTTAGTAAGGAGGGATATAAGGTATCTCAAAACTCTTCTGGTTCATTAGGAAGTCAGGCATCTAACTATACAATTGGACAGCAATTCTACTACGCATTCCACTTTATAAATACGGGTACAATAGTTACGCAGGGTAACGTTGTGTTTACCCTAACAATACCTAATGGGCTATCTTGCGTTTTATCAGGGGGGCAACCTATAGTATCGCATCTAAGAGGCGGAAGTGTTATAACTCCAAGTACAGCAGCAACATTGGCTGGGAGTACTTTAACTATTACAATTACTGCTGCTACAAATCCCTATAATATATCTACCAATCCTGCCGCATATCATATAAGTGTCTTAATGACATCTTATTTAAATTCAGGTTGGGATAATGGAGCACCTCCACCTGCTATAGTTTATTTACCAACGGTATCAACAACTCCGTATGCTATTAATAAGCCACTAAGCTCCGACTTTTATATTAGTTTGAATTATGCGTCTTTAACAATAACAAAGACAAACCCATACGCATCAACAATAACATTTAATCAAGAGTTTGACTACTCAATGGTAGTATCTAACTCTAGTACAGTTGCTGCAACGGGGGTAGTTTTTACCGACGTTTTACCAACAGGAGTAACATTTGTCTCTATTGCTGAAATACCTTCGGGATGGACTGCATCTGTATCAGGGCAGACGGTTACCGTGAATGCAAATGCTAACAGCGTTGTTTATCAAGGCAACTATCCTATTAAAATAAGGGTAAGGGCTACAGGAGAAAATACTAATATTAGTAATACTGCAAGTGTATCAGGAACTAATTCATTTTCTGCAAGTGCTACTAAGACTAACTACATTGACTTTAAGAGAACTCCTACATTACAGTCGCAAAATTTTTATACTTGCTCTTCTAGTGTAACTTATGAGGTTTTTAGGGATACAAATGTCAACTCATCTACTATAAACCATTATTATGTAAATAATGTAAGTGTAGGGACTACTCCGCCTTCTAACGGAGCTTGTACTTTTGTAGGAAATGCTACCACAACCCTACAATCAGTAGGAACTAAATTAGATTGTACTAATAATTGTTATCCTACAACAAGTGTAGCAGGAAGTACCGTTTATTTAAATCAAGCAGGATACCCTTCTTATACGACAACAGGAACATATACATCAACTATTTCCCAAACAGATGCAAATACTCAAGCACAAAATATATCAAATGCTGCTTATGAGGCAGGCTTGCAAGCAAAGTTTAATGCAGAGGGATTCTGTACTTGGACAGCATCTAATGTAGCGGGTAACTATAACGCTAACTTTACTAGAAACAACTGCGGGGCTAACTGTTATGGTAACGGAACTGTAAACTATGCGTCTCCTACTCAGTATGCTTCTGCGGTGTCTACAGCGTCTTGTGAAGCAGCAGTATCTACTGCCACAACAGCTGCTTATAATATGGCAGTGGCAAACGTAAATACTAACGGACAGAACTTTGCTAACGCTAACGGAACTTGTTGTTGTTTTGTTGCAGACCCTACCTGTAGTGGATGTAACTACCTAGGCAATAGAGAAAGAAATACTTGCGACGGTTCTTATAGAAACACAACTCCAACAGAATACAATTCTTGCGGATGCGGTGTTGGATGCCAAGGCACATACTATACAGATTTTTATTGCGACAATAGAGACAAGGTGTTTGTGCAGAAATACAATTGTAATGGAGTTGCTACAGGGGCTACAAATAGAGTCAACTGTGGTTGCGACGCAGGCTCACAAGAACTTTCTCCTACAGGTTATGACACTTGCGTAAACTGCACAACATTTACAGTATATTATGACGGAAATAGATGTTCTGGAACAGGCGGGCAATACATTGTTAATGGAGGTAGTGTAGGAACGACAGAACCGTCAAGAGGAGGCTGTAATACAAACAGTAGTTATAATATATCTAGGGGAGTTAGGTGCTTTAATGGAACAAATTATAATGTATACGAAGATGCAAATGGTTGCGGGGGCGGAGACCAATACCAATACAGAAATGGAGCGGACGAAGTCCAGTTTACATCTAATGAATTTGGAGGAGACCCTTGTACATTCTATGCATATAGGAGCCAAAACTTTACAAGGAATAACTGCGGGGCGGGATATACAGGAGGGGTAGTTAATTACTCAAATACCTACTCGTACACAGGAATACTTAATCAAGCAGGAGCTAACGCAACAGCAAATGCCAACTTCCCTACTGACGGGCAGAACTACGCTAATGCAGTAGGTTCTTGTACGGCTAATCAGGTATGTAAGGTGTACGATATTGTTGCTTATGGTGACGGATATTATGTTGACGGCTACTATACTTACTGTAATGGGGGAATAGGATACTTTAGTTTCTACGCTAACTCAGCAGGAGTTATTGGACAAACACCTTGTGTAAATGAATACTCGGTTGTAATTACGAACTACGGTAACGGAGCAAACGTACAAGAAGCATACACTTGTTAATATTATTGTTTTTATTATTATATTTGCACAACAAAACAGATTACATTTGCACAACCAAACAAAAGAGAGATGAATAAATTTCTAACAATTGCAAAGGCTTGGGGGATAGCCGTTTTTCATACAGACGAACAGAAAGAATTAGCTGACAAGCGTTCTGCAGTTTGTTCTACTTGCCCATCACTACAAGAAGTTGACGTAAAGAATATGACAGGAGGATTAGTTAATAACTACTTCTTATGTGGTAGCTGTGGATGCCCCTTGCAAGGGAAGATATATACACCCGTAGATAGTCCAAAAGAACAGAAGTGCCCGTTAGACAAATGGGAGAATTAATATTATATTTGTAAAATTTTAAATCAAACAGAATGGAAAAGATTAAATTGTCATTAGCAGAATTGCTAACATTAGAAGCCGAGTTAAATGGCTATGTAAATCCTCAATCAGGAGAACAAATTTTATCAGGATTTCTTAAAGAGAAATTGAACTTAGCTACTAAGTATTGGCTAACAAAGTTATCCGATAAGTTAACTTCTAAGAAGAAAACTATTGAGGTATTGCGTGACGAGCTTATTAAGAAGTTTGGCGAAGAGAAGGATGGGAGTATCGGAATTGAAACATTCTTAGACGAAGAGAAAACAAAGGTTAATCCTAAGTTTATTGAATTCCAAGACGAGTGGGCTAAGTTACTATCTGAAGAAGAAGAGGTTGAATACAATCCTTTAACTGTAAGCGACTTAGAAAAGATTGATTCTGAAGGGAATTACAACTTAGTATTCAAATTAGTTAAGGAAGACTTGGCTAAAGATAATGACTGATAACCAACTAATTTGGTTTGCTATATCTTGGGGGGCGATATGTATAAGTACTATCGCCTTCTTAGTGTATAAAATTTGGAAATTCCAAAAAGAATGGGACATTACCTATAAAAAGATTTTGAGATAGGATTAAAGTGGTTTATCTTTGTAGCATAACTTACAAGATAAATGAATAATAGTAGTCCAGAAACAGGAATAATAAACGTAGCTCTTAGTTTAACGAGTGCAGTAGTTTCCCTAGCAAGTATTCAAAGTTTTGTAGGAATTATAGCAGGAGTAGTTGCAATTATATCAGGTTCTTTTGCTATTAGATATTATTATCATAAAACAGAAGAAGTTCTCAAGACTAAGAAAGATGTTGACTGAATTCTTTAAGGATGAAAAGGGTAACTACTCACACACAAGACTCATATCTATTATTGGGTCTTTTATTGTTTTAGGGCTATTGCTATTTCATCCAACCAATGACGGTTTACAAAACATTGTACTAGGGATATTAGCCGCCTCACTAACAAACGCTACAGTATCAAAGTTTGCAAATAGAAGACAAAGAAAAGCAGATAATCCAGATGGAGAGAATTACCAAGATTAGTACTAACGGGCTAACCGTATTAAAGCACCTAGAAGGATTTAGGGCAAAGCCTTATCTAGATGGTGCGGGAGTTGCAACTATAGGCTACGGTTCTACATATTACTCAGACGGCAAAAGAGTGCACTTGTCAGATAAGCCTATTAGCGAATATGAAGCTTCTTGCTTAATGGAAGACGTGCTTGTTCATTTTGAGAGAAGCGTAGACGCATATACAAGGGATGATATCAATCAGAATGAGTTTGACGCTTTGGTATGCTTTGCATATAATTGCGGGACTCACGCTTTAAATAAATCTACTTTATTGAAGTACATTAATGCCTACAAGTCTGACGATGAGATAAAGACTCAGTTTATGAGATGGACTAAGGTTAACGGAGTTGTTAGCGTAGGACTAAGAAATAGAAGAATAGCAGAAATTAAATTATACTTCAAGGAATAAACTATTAAAATTTGACAAATTATGGAAAATAAACGTGCCAAATTCGGAAGTTTACCGATTTACTTATTATTATTTATCATATTCCTTGGTTCTTGCAAGCCATCTAAGGTAGTAACAGTCGTATCCGAAAAGATACGCATTGATACGATTATAAACGAAAAGACTATTGTTAAGTTTAACGCTATCCACGACACGCTAACAATAGACAATCCTTGCGATTCTGCTGGCATCTTAACGACTTTCTATAGCAAGATAACACTACCACAAGGAAAGATAATTATAAGGTCTTACAGAGGCAAGATTCAAGCCACCGTAAACATCGACTCTATTAGGAGTGTATATGAGAAAAAGTATCGTTATATGGAAACTTCTAACGTCACCAATTCTGCAAAAATTGTGACAAAAGTAACCTATCCATCTTGGCTAGTTACTGCATTTATATTAGAGAGTTTATTAATCATTGGATTCTTATACTTTAAGTATATATTTGTGAGATAAATTAAACTAATCAATGGTGACACCGTTTAAATAAATTAAACTAATGGCAAAGGCTTTAAACGTCGCAATATTTAAGAGTAAGCCCAAGAAGAATAACAAGGGTATTCACGCAAAGACAAAGACATCTAATGCAAAAGGGGCTAAAAATTACAGGAAGCCTTATACTGGGCAAGGGCGGTAGAATAAGCTAAACTAGCTTCTTCTAATGTTTTAAATACACCTAAATATACTTGTTTTCTATTTAAGTGAATTTTAGCATAATATTTATTTTCCTTAATAAAGACAACTCCGGGATGCGTAGATTTATGGCGATGTATTGAATTAGTTCGATTGTCGCACCATTCTAAATTAGATATGCAATTATTGTTCTTATTGCCGTCTATATGATTAACTTGTGGTAAATTATTTAGATTTGGAATAAAAGCTTCGGCTACTAATCTATGTATTCTTGCAGATTTATTATTAGGCAAATCAATACAAGGGTATTTTTTAGTATTTAAAAAAGATTTTAAAAACATTTTTCTTCTTTTGGAATATACGTTGCCATCTGATGTAACTATGTAATTTTGATAAATTTCTTTTTCCATATTCAAATATAATAAAAAAAATATTACTGTGCAAGGAAATTAAGTTGAATAATAGTAAATAGTTTTTTCATTAATATTTTAGCAATCCCTTGATTCTATGAGTTGAGGGATTGTCGTATATAACAAAAAATCATTAACTTTGGTCTAAATTAAAAGAATAATAATATGGCAGTTTCAATTGAAGAGGCACATAAGTTTATTAGAAGCATTCTAAAAAAGAATAAGGCTGGATTCGTGTCTCCGTCAGATATAGACTTGTATCTAAACAGAGCTGTTTCCGATTGGATTTCGGCT